ACAGTAACTAAGGACAGTATCTTGATTGAGGATATGTCTTGGCGTAAGCTAACACCATTAGAATGTGAACGCTTACAAACAATACCAGATGGGTACACTGAAGGTGTATCAAACACACAGCGTTACAAGATGCTCGGTAATGGGTGGACTGTAGACGTGATAGCACACATATTGAAAGGGTTATGATATGACAATTAAAGAGCTAATATTGCAACTTGAACAAGCACTAGAGTCTCACTATTCAGATGAACTTGTGTGTATTTATGATCAAGATACAGGTGAGCGTATAGATATAGAAATTGTAGATGATACAATTGATGGTGAAGTACAACTAAATGTAAAGGAGTTTTACAATGACTGATGAAATACAAACATATAGTGTATCCAAAGCTTTAAGGGCTTATGCAGAAGGTTATGCAGTATACATAGCACACCCTCTTGATGAAGACCCAGATGATAGACTGTTTAGCGCAGATGAAATCATGAGAGCTGATGGACATTTATTTATAATAAAAGAAGTAGTGTTTGAATACACATAAAATACAAAGGAGATAAAACAATGACACAATACAAACCATACTACAGAAGTAAACCTGTAACAGTACAAGCACGTAAAGAAAAACGTGACGCAACTATAATGACGATAGCCGTAGTAATATTCACAGCATTTGCTATGCTAGGTATTGGCTTTGCCTTCTCAGTATTAGTTCGCTATGTAACTGGTTTGATATTATAAAGCATTGACATTACTATACAAACATGGCACAGTTGCCACATACTTAAACAAATGGAGAATAATATGACTTATATACCTGATCACCTAGACTTCAAAGTAGCATTTGAACCAACAAAAATGCACGATAAGAAGTACGTTATCAATGAAGATACAGGTGAATACCTTGGCATTGTGGGCAACACATTCCGGTGTGCAGCACATGGTGATTTCTTTCGTGGTGTAATGGACACTGCTACACAAGAGCTAGGTGCTGATGCATTAGATGGTGCAGTCAATCAGTTTAGAACAGCACGTAATGGTGCATGGGCTATGCTTGACGTGACACTACCTAACATCAAGACTAAGATTACAACTGACAAAGCTGAGACTGAGATTGGTAACAGGATCATCAGCTTACATGGTATTGATGGGTCATGTAGTAACCAAGTATTCTTTGGTGCTATAGATTTCTTCTGTACTAACGGCATGATTACTGGTGATCACGACAAGGTGCGTAAGAAAAACACATCTAACTTTACTATGGATAGTTTTATCTATGAACTAAATCGTGCTCGTACTGACTTCTTTGATCAAGCTAAAAGGATGCAAGTGTGGGCAGAGACTAGCCTCAAGTTTATCAATGTAAAAGATTTGATTGAGAGTATCATTAGTTCTAAGACTAAGGCTGAGAAGATGTTCAGTTTGTATAATGCTGAGGCTAGTGTGCGTGGACACAACAAGTTTGCATTGTATTCTGCCTTCACTAACTACGCTAGTTACGCTGATGAACGTAATGGTTTCAACCTACGTAACACGGGGCATGATACACAAGCTATCAACATGTGGTCACGTGAGCAAGAAGTATCCAAGTGGGTAAGCAGTAATCAGTTCCGTGTATTGGATGCAGCTTAATGCCTAAGTTACCTAGATATGTACAAGAGAGAGTATCACCTCACGGGGTGATCTCTTACAGATTTAATCCGCCGCAGAACTTAGTGGACGAGGGTGTGGTAGCACGTGAAGAATATGGCACTGACCTCAAGGAAGTGCGTAGTATTGTGAAGGAGTTGAATGCAGACATTGATCATTGGCGTGAACAAAAAGCATTAGTGGTGCAGATAAAGCCATCAAGTAAGGTGACAGATTTGATTAACTATTACTATCAATCTAATGATTTCAATATGTTACGAGACACAACTAAGGTGGATTACAGATACTTCCTAACCATACTTCATCAGACTATGGGTGGTAAGAAGTACGACAGTGTAACAACTAAGGTTGCCAAGCAAGCATATGAAGAGTGGGTTAAGCGTGGTATTAGTTTTGCTAATCATGCTGCAACATGTGCAAGTAGGGTATACAACTACGCTATTGACATGGAACATGCCACACAAAATCCTTGGACTAGCATCAAGCGTAAGGCGTTGCCACAGCGTAAGGTTGTATGGTCACATGGTGATGTTGTCAGGTTTCTTGATTATTCGTACAGCGATTTTGACTACAGGAATGTGGGCTTGATTGTGCACATGGCATATGAATGGTGTCAACGTCTAGGTGACATGCGTACACTGAAGTGGGAGAACATTGACTTGCGTACACAGCGACTAGAGTTAGAGCAGAGTAAGCGTAGGGCAGATGTATCACTACCTATATCAGATGATCTATGCCACATGTTGAATGAACAGCGTAATGACTTTGGCTTTCAAGAGTATGTAGCACCACACCCACGACCTATGGGCGGTAAGTACCAACCATATGCAATGGAACGTCTGTCTAAAGTGGGTAGACGTGTCATGAGATTGGCTAAGTTACCAGAAGAGTTACGTCTTATGGACTTACGTAGAACAGGTGTAACACAAATGGTTGATGCAGGTGTACCAATTGGGCAAGTGATGTCTGTTACTGGACACAATCATGTGTCTTCTGTGCAACCATATATGAAACATACATATGATTCTGCAAATAATGCCTTGACACAGAGAAATGTAAGTGTACAATCGAGTGCAGCGAGTAACATAGAAAGTGATACATAATGAATATACTTAGTATTATAAATGATTTGTCACTTACTAATGGTGAAACAAAGCGTATGACATGTCCTATGTGTAATACTAAGAATACATTTACTGTCACAAACAATATGGGTTCTATTGTATGGAACTGTTACAAGGCTAGTTGTACAGCTAGTGGTGGTACTCGTACTACACTTACTGCTGAGGATATACGTAAGTCATTAGGACATGTTGCAGAAGAGACACATGCTATAAGTTTCTCAAAACCTGAGTGGTTTGTACGAGACTACAAAAGCATAGCAAGCTTCTGCGACACATGGGGTCTTGATGCACAACATCTAGGTCTATTATATGATGTGAAGGAACATCGTGTGGTGTTCCCTGTTGTACACAATGGAGTTATGGTAGATGCTACAGGCAGATCACTTGGAAAACGTATACCTAAGTGGAAGAGATATGGTAAGAGTGACTTGCCATATGCATTTGGATGTGGTAAAACTGCTGTAGTTGTTGAGGACTGCGTAAGTGCTGCCGTTGTAAGTGAGAGTGGTGTATATGTCGGGGTTGCAGTGTTGGGTACGTCATTATCTAATGGACACAAGAAGTACTTGTCGCAGTTCTCATCAGCCATAGTTGCATTAGACCCCGATGCATTACCGAAGACACTGCAATTTGCAAAAGATTTACGTGGTTACATTGATGATGTCAAAGTACTACGACTAGAAGACGACCTTAAATATAGACTGCCATCCGACATGGCTAACCTTTCAACACTAGGAGAATAAAACATATGGAACTATCCCTCATACGTAGCTTGATGGACAAAGATTTCTATGATGATCACAAGGGCGCACGTTGCCCAGACAGATTGTTTAGTAAAGATGTTCGCAAGATCAAGCAAGCAATTGATGCAGCCATGAATACATACGAGCGTAGTATTACACCTGCTGAGATTGAGGCATTGTTTATGTCTAACAACCCAACGCTTACAACTGCACAGCGTCAAGCATACAGTGCATTGTTTCGTCAGGTAAACAAAGAACAACCAATGGGTAGTGATGTAGCACAAGAGGTGTTATCAAAACTATTCCAACAAGTAATTGGTGAGGACATTGCTAACCTTGGCTTTGATTATGTCAATGGTAGTAAGTCTAGCTTAGAACCTTTACGTCAAATGCTTGAACAGTATGGTGACGACTTCACACCTAATCTAAAGGTTGAGTGGGAAGACATTGATCTTGATACTATTATTGCTATGACTGACCTTGAGTCACAATGGACTTTCAACATACCTGTACTTACACGTAAGGTAGAAGGTATTAATGCAGGTCACTTGATTGAAGTAGGTGCTAGACCTAATACTGGTAAGACTTCTTTCCATGCGTCACTTGTTGCAGGTCCTAATGGGTTTGCGTGGCAAGGTGCTAGGGTTGTTGTGCTATGTAATGAAGAAGGCTACCATCGTGTAGCACACAGATACATTACTGCTGCAACTGGTATGGACAAGCATGAGATTGTTAAGAATAAAGCACATGCTATGGCTACCTTCGCTAAGATACGTCAGAACATTATGTTCAAAGATGCAACAGGACGTGATATGAATTGGGTTGAGTCAGTATGTAAGTCATACAAACCTGACGTAGTTATACTTGATATGGGTGATAAGTTTGCACGCACTGCAGGTTTCTCACGTCCTGATGAAGCACTCAAGGCTAATGCAATACAAGCTAGGCAGATAGCTAAACAACAAGAGTGTGCAATATTCTACATGTCACAGTTATCAGCCGATGCAGAAGGTAAGGTTGTACTAAACCAAGCTATGATGGAAGGATCACGTACAGGTAAGGCAGCAGAAGCAGACTTGATGATTATGATTAGTAAGAACCCAACTGTAGAAGGACAAGAAGAAGAAGACATTCAACGACACATCAATGTAGTTAAGAACAAACTATCTGGATGGCATGGCATTGTACACACCGACCTTGAGTACAAGATTGCTAGGTACGTATGTTGATAACGTGGTTAGATGTATCGTTACTGGGGTTGGTTGCAATACTTGCGTTCAATCTCTGGGAACAGAATAGACAAAGAGCATTACTTGAGAATGTATTACGTGATGTATATGATCTAGTAAATAAACATAACTCACTGGCAGATGCCTTCGTAGAATTGGCAAATGACTTTGATGAACAACAGGAGATTAATAATAATGGCTAAGTGGAAAGAGTTTGAGATAATAAAAGAGCATCATGTGTTTGATCCTGTTGAGCGACCTGCACATTACAATCAAGATGGTATAGAATGTATTGATTATATACGTCAGGTGTTAGGCACAGATGGGTTCATTGCCTACTGTCATGGTAACATGATCAAGTATCAGCATCGGTATCGTTACAAAGGTAATGGTGTAGAGGACATGAAGAAAGCTGAGTGGTACGTTAAGAGAATGAATGAGGCATTAGGGGAGAAACATAAATGATTGTATGTAATGTATGTAACCATGAGAAGGTTGAAGGTAAGAAATGCAAAGAGTGTAAGCGTAGAAGTAATGCCTTAACAAATCCTAAAAACAACCCACGTAATAACCCACAAAGAATGTGGGTCAATGGTAAGTATATACCTAAGTCACACCCATTACACAAGGCAGGTAACTACAAATCATTTGGTGATCTAGCCTTTGGTTCTCTTAACAACTACAAACAAATCAAAGAAGGTTATGTGTATGCAATTAGTAACTCTGCATGGCCTGATTGGATTAAGATAGGTATGGCTATTGATGCAGAAGATAGGCTGAGTAGCTACCAAACAAGTTCACCTATGCGTAACTACAGGTTGGTACACTCTGTATACTGTAAAGACCGCAGTGAGTCTGAGCGTTCAGCACACATACTTGCAGCACGTAAGGCGAATATACCTTGGAGTAAACAAGATAATGGTGAGTGGTTTAATATAACTGAGTCAGAAGCTGTTGATATACTAAAGGAGATTGCAGTTGATTGAGGCAACATATATAGATCACATGGGTAGTGACTTGTCTGTAGTTAATGCAGCTCGTGTTAGCTTTGGTAAGAAACACACAAAGTTTCTTGATGGAGATAGTAAACTGATACGCTATCTTGCAGAACATAGACACATGTCACCCTTTGGGCATTGCTTTGCATCCTTTCATATTAAAGCACCAATCTTTGTGGCACGTCAGTTAGTTAAACATAAGTTTCTACGTTGGAATGAGATTAGTAGAAGGTATGTAGACATTGACCCTGAGTTTTATAAACCAGACATTTGGCGTGGGCGTAGCGTTAATAAGAAGCAGGGTAGTGAGGGTGTATTAGAATTAGATAAGATGTATTCATATGGTACATTCGAACACATAGAGGATGTCTTTAAAAAAGAACCTGACAAATATGGGGTGTATAAGGATAGTATAGTACCTGATCTAAGTATACTAGATGAAGTACATGAATGTGATGAAGATGTTATATCCATTTATAAAAAACTTATACTTTCTGGAGTAGCCCCTGAGCAAGCACGTATGGTACTGCCACAGTCCACCATGACTGAGTGGTATTGGAGTGGTAGCTTAGATGCCTTTGCTGATATGTGTAATTTACGTTGCAAGAATGACACACAATATGAAACAAGAGTAGTTGCTAATAAGATTAGTAAAAAACTTCTTGACTTGTTTCCTGTTTCATGGGAAGCATTAAAGGAGAATGATAGATAGATTGGAGTTGGTATGATACTTACCTTAGATGTAGAGAACACAGTAGTAAAAAGAAATGGTAAGCTTCACCTTGACCCATTCGAGCCTGAGAACACACTAGTAATGGTGGGTATGCTAGATGATAACGATAACGAAACAATTGTAACATTCGATCATTCAGAGCAATCACCTACTGCAAATGGGCGGGATATTGTTCAAGATAAATTGGACAAGACCCGTCTGCTTGTAGCACACAATGCACCCCATGATCTACTGTGGTTGTGGGAGTCGGGCTTTACATATGATGGTGACGTATTCGATACTATGCTTGGCGAGTACGTATTACAACGTGGTCAGAAGCAACCACTATCCCTTGAGGCATGTGCAGAACGTTACATGCTAGAGACACAGAAGCAAGACTCATTGAAGGAGTGGCTCAAGGCAGGTAAGTCAGTACGTGACATGAATCACGCTGAGTTATCAGAGTACTTGTCTGCCGACCTTCATGCTACACAGCAATTGTATGATCGTTTGCGGATATCATACGAGGGATGCAGTACACTAGAACCAACCATCAAGCTGACTAATCAGTTAGCTGTACACCTAGCACGTATATACCAACGTGGGTTAAAGGTTGATATGAATGCACTAAACTCTGTTAGAGAAGAGTTCGAACAAGAACGTAACGAACTAACAGTTTCACTTGAGCAGCAGACTGCAGAGCTAATGGGTGACAGACCTATTAACCTCAACAGTCCAGAGCAATTGTCATGGGTTATATATAGTCGTAAGCCACACGATAAGAAGTTCTGGAAAGAATTGTTTGATGATCGTATGCCTGATGCAGAATACAAACGTAATGTAAATGCGTACAGTAGTAAGCTATTCAAACAGAAAGCTAGTCAATGCCGTATATGTAATGGCACTGGCAAAACATGGAAACAAAAGAAGGATGGTACACCATATGCTAAACCAAATAGATGCGTTAGTTGTGACGCTACAGGATATAGTTTTGCTGATAATCATAGTAGGGTGGCTGGGTTAAAGTTCACACCACCTACTGCTAAGTGGATCAGTGCCAATGGTTTTGGTACAGGCAAGGACAATCTATTATTCCTTGAAGGTATTGCAAGATCAAGAGGCATGAAAGAAGCTGAGACATTTTTACGTAATGTACGTAGGTTGTCTGCAGTTGAGACTTACCTCAGTAGTTTTGTTGAAGGTATTGCTAACTTCGTCAAGCCTGATGGCCTACTACATGTACGTTTATTACAGCATCGTACAGGTACAGGCAGACTATCAGGTGCTGACCCTAACATGCAGAACATGCCACGTGGCGGTACATTCCCTGTTAAGAAGGTGTTTGTGTCACGTTGGAAAGGTGGGCAGATAATGGAAGCTGACTTTGCACAGCTTGAGTTCAGAGTTGCTGCATACTTATCACAAGATATGACTGCCATTGACGAGGTTACTACAGGCTTTGATGTGCATAGTTATACAGCTAAAGTTATTACAGATGCAGGTCAGCCTATGTCACGACAAGAAGCCAAGGCACACACGTTTGCTCCCTTGTATGGAGCTAGTGGCTTTGGTAGATCACAAGCTGAAGCTGCATACTACAAGCAGTTCACTACTAAGTATGCAGGTATTGCTAAGTGGCATACTGCACTTGCCAAGGAAGCACTAAACACTGGCAAGATAACGACACCATCAGGGCGTGAGTTTGCATTCCCCGATGTACAACGTAGACGATTTGGAGGTGTGACATATTTCACACAGATTAAAAATTATCCAGTACAATCGTTCGCTACTGCCGACATAGTACCTATATCTTTGATCTATATAGATAAGTTACTTACGGCTAACAAGTTACACAGTTGTGTTGTGAACACAGTCCACGATTCAATTGTAATTGACATACACCCAGATGAAGAGGAAATAGTATTGAAGATCATACAGGTAGCCAACGACAAGTTGATACCTATAGTAAATAAGAAGTGGTCACTGGACTTTAACATACCATTATTATTAGAAGCAAAAATTGGCCCTAACTGGCTTGACACAAAAGACGTAGTGTGATATAACTACCTTTCGTCTGATAAACATATATAGGAGATAAGACATATGAACACAGTAACAACAGTAGATACAAACAACTTTGCAGAGATGGCACAAGCAATGGGTATGGGTGCTGATACACCTAAGACTAGCAAGTCAGCTAGTACATTGGCACGTCTACGCATTCACCATACACCCATCATGGGTCAGCAAGAGATTGCAGGTAAGATGAAGAACGTAGAAGTCATTGGTGGTGGTGCATACAAACTAGAGATACCAGATGGTCCTACGTACTACGCTGATAAAGTATCTATACGACCATTCCTACAGCGATTTATGTACAAGAAGTTTGTCAAGGGTAGTGATAAGACACCTAACAAGTTCGTCAAGACTGTCATGGCTAATGATCTTAACAGTGACATGAAAGACAACGATGGTGGCTTCAACTGTGGTAAACCTGCAGGGTTCATCAAGGATTGGGCAGCACTACCTGACAGTATGAAAGACTTAATCAAGTCAATCAAACGTGTGCGTGCTTTGTTTGGCACAGTAGAGTTGGTTAATCCTACTGATGCTGATGGTAATCCTGTTGATGTAGATACTACTGCATTCATCTGGGAGATTGACAATCGTGATGCATTCAAAACATTGGGTGAACAGTTTGCTAAGTTGTCTAAGATGCGTAGGCTACCGCCACAGCATTACATTACCTCTACTACTAAGGAAGTACCACTACCAAATGGTAGCAGTTTCTATGTACCAGAGACTGACATTGACTTGTCTAACACACTAGACATGGACAATGAGTCACAAGCAGTCTTTGCTAACTTTGTTGCGTGGATTGAGAACTACAATACATACATTCTCAATGCATGGAATGAGAACATGCACAAGAACGAAGATGTAGATACAGATACTGTTGAAGCCTTCGTGGACATTGACGCAGAGGACTTCGTATAATGAACCACCCTGCTGAACTGGCGATAAATCAGTATCTTGAAGATGCTACATCTGGTAAATCTAGTATGTCTGAAGAGACAATACAACAGATTGGTAAGGATGTAATGGATTCAGTACGCCGCCAGTTCGGTGGGGGCAACAGCCGTGAGGAGTTTCGTTTGCGTATGTCTAACATAGGTAAGCCTACTTGTCAGCTTTGGTTTGCTAAGAACAAGCCAGAGAAAGCGTTGCCCAAACCGACAACGTTTGTGATGAACATGTTACTTGGAGACATAGTTGAAGCTGCATTCAAAGGTATTATTACAGAAGCAGGTGTAGCCTATGAGGATGAAGATAACTTTGTTCAACTCGAATTAAATGAAGACACAATCCATGGATCATACGATCTTATTATGGATGATGCATTAGATGATGTTAAGTCAGCATCTGATTGGTCATATCGTAACAAGTTTGAGTCATATGATACACTCAGTAAGGGTGATTCATTTGGTTACATTGGTCAGCTTGCAGGTTACGCAAAGGCTACTGGTAAGAAAGCTGGTGGTTGGTGGGTAGTCAACAAGGCTAATGGTAACATCAAGTATGTACCTGCCGATGGACTTGACTTGGATGCAGAGATAGCTAAGATACAAGACACTGTAGACACAGTTAATAAGAATGAGTTTAAAAGATGTTTCAATCCCGTACCAGAAACGTTTCGGGGTAAGCCATCAGGTAACACTATTCTAAATCCTAACTGTAAGTTCTGTGACTTTAGGTTTGAATGTTTCCCAGAGTTACAGGAGCTACCATCTAAAGTATCTCAAGCTAGAGTTAAACCAACAGTAAGTTATATTACTATAAACGAGGGTTAAACTATGAAGGCAAAGCAGTACGCTGCCGCAAGGAAGCATGGGTATAGGAGTGGGTTAGAGGTCAAGACAAGAGACTATCTAATTGAGCATGAGATGCCATTCAAATATGAGGAGATCAAGATTGAA